CCATAGAGGTAAAGACCGCGACCGGCAGGCTGCGCCCTGAGCAGCAGCAGTGGTTGGATGCAGTCCATGCGGCTGGTGGCATTGCCGGCGTGGCGCGCTCAGTGGAGGATGCAGCGACATTATTAAGAGATGTTGCACAGGGTTGATCAGGGTTGCCGATGGTGTATAGTAGTTGCACGAGGGGAGCGGCCCACTCGCAAAACTCAACCGCCGGGGAACAGAGCACACGACCCGTGAAAATCGAGCTCAACAGGGCCTGGATAAGCCCACACCGCCGGTTGGTCCGGCACACCATTGATCCTTGAAAACCGAATACTCGCGGGCGTCGTCCGCTCCGGTGGTGGCCTTCACCCGGCACCCATGAGTCCCGCCGGGGGCTCAACCACCAACCGGAGATCCCATGGACGACATCACCCGCAACGCCCTCGCCCGCGAGGCCGAAACCGCAGCGTTAATCGCTGAGGTGGACGCGGCCTTTGAGGCGTGGAGCCGCTCCACCGAGCAGCTGCTCACGATGGCCCAAGAGGCCATCGCGCTGGCTGACTCAATCGAGCACGATCTGGGCAACGCCCAGGCCGCGCTTGAGGAGTGGCTCTAAGGGCACCGCCCCTTCGGGGGCACAAAGATTTAGGCCATAAGCCGGATAGTGCGCCCCGGATCCTCATTACCTCAAGCATCATGCGTGCACTGATCACTGCAGCAATCCTGCTGCTGTCGCCTGCTCAAGCCCGGCAGGTGACTGCCACCGTTTACGACGGCTGGTATCACGGGCGCACCACGTACTGCGGCGGCACCTACCGCCACTGGGACGTGTCCGCCGCGCATCCATGGCTGCCCTGCGGCACACGCGTCACCGTGCAACACCGCGGGCGCCTGCTCACCGTGCCAGTCACTGACCGCTGCGACTGCGGGTCGCTGGATCTCAGCGCTGGCGCCGCCTACCGCCTGGGCGTGCCGCTAGATGGCACCGCAACTGTGTCGATCCGTTACTAGGCAGGGTTGACCACGGTTGCGCATGGTGTAGGATTCCAGAGCACCGGCGGCATTGCCGCCCCCATCAAGGAGGTCTAGATGGCTCACGTCATCACTACTGAGATCAACGGCCAACCCGCAATGGTTGCTGCTGATCTAGTTGCTACTCGCCGCTCATGCGGTCTGTGGCACGTTCAGTTGGCAGACTGCGGCGCAACGCTGACAGTCGACGCAACTGAGGAGCAGGCGCACCGGATTCTGTCCGAGGCCTGACCTCCACGCGGCCCGCCGGGGCCGCCACCCATTTCGGCAACCACACATTGCGACCCCAACCATGCTCACAACCGCACTGCTGATCATCTGGAAACTGCTGCTGCCACTGCTGGTGGTAGTCGCCGTGATCGACTGGCTCACCGCCTCTGACGACCGCCGCATCCGCGTACTGCGCCGCACTGGCCTGAGCCAGAAGCGCATTGCCGACCGCCTCAACCTGTCCACCTATCGCGTCCGTAAGGCGCTGATGGCATGAACAATCTGAACCGCTTTGCCGTGCTGGCAATCATCTTCGGTGTCTGGGCAATGGCCTATGACACCGGCCGCCAGCAGCCCGCCTACAGCCATCACGCTTGCCAAGAGCAACTCAAGCCATGACTGAAGCAGACATCTACTGGACATTTGCCACCGCCTACCAGCACGGCGGTGGATTCTTCCAAGCGCTAGCGCACGCTGGACTCAAGGCTGACCCCGGCAACAAGCGCCGCCTGCTGGATGCATTCCCCGAGCTGGTCGCCACCTACGGCACCGCCAGCCGGATGCACCGCCAGATGCGTAGCGGGGCAGCAGCGTGACGACCGGCACGCAATGGATCACGGATCGGCCTCCTACCTATGCCGATCTTGATATTGAGGGAATGATTCAAATACCAGTTCGGCCTAGTTCTCTTTCCACAACTAAAGGCACGCCAATGACCAGCAACGCCGACTACCACGCCGACCCCGCCGTCAGCGCTAGCCACCTGCACGCAGTGGCTAAGTCGCCCTACCACTACTGGAGCCGCTACCTCGACCCCAAGCGCAGCGCACCCGAGCCGACTGCTGCCATGCGGCTTGGCTCACTGGTGCATTGCGCAGTGCTCGAGCCAGAGGAGCTTGGCAAGCGCTATAGCCGCTGCGCACCGCGCAACACCAAGGCCGGCAAGGAGCAAGCGGCAGAGCTTGCAGCGCGTGACATTGAAGCCGTGACCGATGCGGATTGGTCGCTGGCGATTGCCATGAACAATGCCGTTAGGCAGCACCCTGCAGCAGCAGCATTGCTTGCCCATGGCAAGGCTGAGCAGTCCTTCTGGTGGGATGACGCCACCACCGGGATGCGGTGCAAGTGCCGCCCTGACTGGTATGCCGGCAGCACTGTGGTGGATCTCAAGACCACCACAGACGCCAGCCCTGCCGGCTTTGCCCGTAGCGTGGCTACCTTCCGCTACCATGTGCAAGCGAGCCACTACCTAGCCGGCTTGCACGGTGCTGAGCGGTTTGTGTTCATTGCCGTTGAGAAGACTGCACCGTACGCGGTTGCGGTCTACGAGCTTGACGCCGCGGCCATGGCTGCTGGTGATGAGCTGCGGCAACGCGACATGCGCGTGATTGCCGATTGCCAGGCCATTTCTGAATGGCCCGGCTACGGCAACACCATCCAGCCGCTCAGCCTGCCTTCATGGGCATTAACTGCCAACCCAACTATCACATCCGATGACTTCTAGCATCACGCTCTGGACGCCAGAGCAAACCCAACTAATCAGCACCACGATTGCACCTGGATGCAGTCAAGATGAGCTGCGCTTGTTTGCCTACGCCTGCCAGCGCACTGGACTGGATCCGTTTAGCAAGCAGATCTACGCCATCAAGCGTGGCGGCAAGATGACCATTCAAGCCGGTATTGACGGCTTGCGTGCCATTGCCGAGCGCACCGGGCAACTGGATGGCAGCGAAACCTACTGGTGCGGTGACGACGGCGTATGGACTGACGTATGGCTTGGCAGCAAGCCACCTGCCGCGGCCAAGACCATCATCCATCGCAAGGGCAGCCAGCATCCATTTGTTGGCGTTGCACGCTTTGCTGACTACAACGCCGGCCAAGGCTTGTGGTCCAAGATGGGCGCCGCAATGATCGCCAAATGCTCTGAGGCGTTGGCACTGCGCAAGGCATTTCCTGCAGACATGTCCGGTGTCTACAGCACCGATGAGATGCAGCAGGCCGAGGTGGAGCCTGTCACTGTGACCGCTGCACCTGCACCTGCGCTACCAGCAGGCGACGCCAAGCTGTTCCAAGCCGGCAAGGCTGCGATTGCCAAGGCCGACACACTGGCCAAGCTGCAGGAGGTTGTAGCGCGCATGGATAAGCGCAAGCCTGATCTCAGCGATGAGCAGAACGACGAGTTGCTGCGCCTTGCTGTAGAGCGCGAGGCGGTCCTATCCGACACGCCATCGGAGGATCCGTTTGCTGATGACTGAGCCATTCCTCACCACTGACGAACTGGCAGCACGTTGGGGATTGAAGCCAGCAGCCGTAAAAAACCAACGCGCACGTGGTATTGGTCCGGCTTACGTCACTGCATCACGCATTGGCTTACCGGCTGGTACACCACGTGTTCGCTATCCCCTCGCACAAGTCTTGGCTTTTGAAGAAGCCAATGGCATCACACCGCTGAACTGACATGAGCCTTTACGCAACTGGCATCGTTCGCATCATCACCGACCCGCAACTGCGTGCCTTTGAATCTGGCACCATGGTTGCCAACTTCGCTGGTGGCATCCAAGAGGGTAAAGACAAAGACGGCAACTGGATCAATAACGCAATCGACTGCGAGATCTGGGGCAAGTCCGCTGAGCTGATCGTTGATAAGCTCAAAAAAGGCGACAGCATTCTTGTAACTGGCGCCGTGCGCCGGCAAGAGTGGAACGACAAGGAAACCGGTGCCAAGCGCAGTAAGCATGTGCTCAGCATCCAGCGCTTTGAATTCATGCCACGCGGCGCAGCAACCACCAGCGAGGAGCCTGTGTTCTGATGAATCAAACCACACTTGACACTGCATTCAAGGAGTGGTGGGAGGCGTCCTACGGGCGCCCTCCCGGCACCCATGCAGTGATGACACACGTGGCATTTGCCGCGCATATTCTTGAACTCCTGGAGCTGATGCAAGATGATCAACCACAAAACTGAGCAGCGCCGTGATGACTACCTGCAGTGGCTGTACCAGCAAAGCGGCCGGACCTGCTGCACCTACACCGGTCTGTATCAACAACGCATTGCTGATCTGATCCGCCGCGATATGGCAGAGGCTTTAGGCGATGAGTGATCTCGTCAATCATCCGCCGCATTACAAGCACGGCGACATTGAGTGCATCCAAGCCATCAAGGCATCACTCGGTGATGATGGCTTCCGCGCTTACTGCAAAGGTAACGTCATCAAATACCTATGGCGTGCTGAGCACAAAGGCAATGCCGATCAGGATTACGGCAAAGCCGACTGGTACATGCGCAGGCTGCTGTTGCAT